AATAAATATAGGGAGGTTATCTTATGAAAAAGGTAACGCAACTAGACCTTGGTACTTATTTCAAGGTACCCAACCCCGGTTTACGGGCTTACCTCAGCCACACCGAGCAGGGTAGTGATGAGGTCATCAGAACTCCTTTCTGGGATAGTGAAGATCCTCAGAAAGTTGTAGAGCGTTGGAGCGATCTACTTCTTAGCTATCACGTGGATAGTAAGATGCCTGGTCTTGAAGCATTTGAGCTCGAGATGCGGTCTAAGATCGGCCCTCTCTCTGTTCAGTTGCCCCTCTCGGCTCGGATAGAGAGTATTGAACAGTACTATACGGCAATAACCAAGCCGCGAAGACCGATCGACGAACGGGCAATTAAGGCGATGGAGGCAACTCTACGCCCCGTACGAGGAATTAGGCTGCGATCCCAGCAGCGTACGGTGGAGCAGATGCGCAAGTCAACCAATAGTGGAGCTCCGTATTTCACTAAAAGAAGGCTTGTTGTAGAGAAGACCATTCCTTGCGTCTGCGCACAAAGTGGAGATGAGACCAAAATTTGGTTAGCCAAAGGAACAAATAATTCCAAAGTGCTTCCCACTTGTGCGGTTTTGGGATGGCGAGGTCAAGAGGGCGGACCTGAGAAGGATGATGTTAAGCAGCGCGTTGTATTTATGTTTCCCTTCTCTGTAAATGTGAACGAACTCCAGTTCTATCAGCCCGCAATTGAGGCATGGCAAAAGTGCCATATTAATTCCGCTTATGTATCAATGAGAGCGGTGGAAGTGAAGTTGACTAAACTGTTCGACACTAAAGGCGACGATTATGTTGTCGTAACAGACTTCTCCAAGTTCGACCAACACTTCAACAGTGCATTACAGGATGCCGCGCGCAAATTAATTGAATTTCAATTGGGATCTGAATCAGGGTGGGATGAACAGACATATAATTGGATAGAAAATGTGTTTCCAATTAAATTCAGAATACCCCTGCTCTGCAGTTCAAACCTGATGTATACAGGTGAACATGGGATGGGATCCGGCTCCGGTGGCACTAACTTCGATGAATGTTGTGCTCATGGCGCGATGCAGCACGAAGTTGCTATCCTTCAGGGTAAGACGCTAAACCCTTATAGCAACGCTTACGGAGATGACGGCTACCTATCGTACGAAGGGATAGATGTCGACGATGTCATATCAACTTACACGTCGCACGGTATGGAAATGAATCCATCTAAACAGTGGGTTGATAAACATTCGGCTGTATACCTGCGTCGGTACTTTCACGCCTCCTATCGTGATAGTCAAGGTATAATGCTGGGGGTGTACTCGACTTTCCGCGCCTTAGGAAGGTTGCTATACCAAGAGCGTTATTATGATCCTGAGATATGGTCAGGTGAAATGGTCACACTTCGAGCACTGTCCATTCTCGAGAACTGTAAGAACAGCCCAGTATTTCATGAGTTCATACAGTTTGTAATCAAGGGAGATAAGTATCGTTTAGGGTTGGCGATACCAGGTTTTCTTGATAGTCTTCCCACTAAGGTCAAGAAAGCTAACGAGATAATCCCTGACTTCCTTGGATATACCAAGACGTTACAGAAGGATGACGCTAGTGGTATCCAAAACTGGGAGGTAGTAAAATACCTGAAGTCATTG